ATTAAGTCCTAGTGTCAATGTTACCGAAGTTGATCTTTCTACTATCGTTCCAAATGTTTCAGCTTCAGTTGGTGCTTTAGCAGGTGTTTTTCCTTGGGGTCCAATTAACCAGCCAATTCTTCTCTCTAATGAGAATGATTTAAAAAATACCTTTTTCCAACCGACTACGTTAAATCCAGAAACATTCTACACCGCTGCTAGTTTTCTTTCATATGGTGCTCCACTTTATGTTTGTCGTGTGGCTAATACAACAACGTCAACTGCTGGCGCGGGAACACTTTCTGCTATTGCATCAGGCATAGGTAGTGCTGCTACATTTACTGCAACTATTTCTTCAGGAACAACTTTGACTGTCGTTGCGGTTCTATCCGGCGCTTTAGTTGTTGGTCATACTGTTACAGGCCCAGGTATTCCAGCAGGAACGACACTTGCTTCCGGTTCAGGAACTTCATGGGTGTTGAATCAATCGGTCACTGTCGCAGGAACAGTTACACTAACATCAAGTGGTTCATCTGCATCATTCTTTGCGACAATTTCGGGAACTACCATGACTCTCGTTGGCGCGGTTATATCAGGGACCATCATTGCTGGCCAGACCGTCACAGGTCCAGGCATTCCATCAGGAACAACGATTGCTTCAGGCACATCATCACCATATACTTTAAGTCAAACAGCCACCGTCAGTGGAACAATTTTAGTAACATCAACCGCAACGATTTCTTCTGCAAATACGATTGCTGCCACAATTCTCAATACTGCACAATATAACACCATTGCATCATTCGATCAAGGTATCAACTATGTAGCAAAATATCCAGGTTCTTTGGGTAATTCACTACGTATTAGCGTTTGTGATAGCGCAAATGCCTATAGCTCAAATTTGATATTTGTTGAACTTTCTGGTGGCGGCACTCCAACAGGAAACACTGGACAATTCACCATCTCCGTTGGCGCAAATACAGCAACGTTGACGATGATTACGGCAACGACACAAACAAATACTTATCTTACATCAATTCTTGCTAACGTTGCAATTGGTGATTTGTTGACGGTTGGTAACTCTTCAATCGGAACTCAGACACTTCGTGTTTCTGGAATCAGTCCTGCGGTTTCTAGTGTTGCCACAATCAGTTTCTATGATACATATCGTTTGTCAACAAATTTTGTTGCAAGCACCACACAAAATGGAACTACCACAGTTGTTCCAATTCAAAGAAAATGGGAATTCTCCACAGTAATTGGAACTGCTCCTGCTACTTCTTATTGGGTTTCAAATTACGGTAATACATCAGCAGTTGACTCAATGCATGTTGTGGTCGTGGATGCTGGTGGTCAGTTCTCAGGAATTCCAAATACGGTTCTTGAAATATTCCCAAATCTTTCAAGAGCAACTGATGCTCAGACTTTCGATAATGCATCAACATATTATAAGACTGTTTTGAATAACAATTCAAAATATGTTTGGTTTGCTAATGATAGAGTTAATGCACCTTCTGCCAATTCACTTCTTGTTACAAATTCAACTAACTATGCGCCATTGAACGTCAATTTTATTGGTGGTCAAGATGGTTATTCTGAATCTACTGCGCCTCTAGGAATATTGGCAACAGGATATAACTTTTTTGCGGATAAGCAAACTTTTGACGTTTCGTTAATTCTTCAGGGTAGACCAACTGGGGGATCAACCACCGTCAATGGTCAAACCGTTACCAACTTCCAACTTGCTAATTACTTGATTCAAAATATTGCGGAAATTCGTAAGGATTGCGTAGTATTTGTAACACCAGATCAAAATATTGTCATAAACAATCCTGGTAATGAAACTACTTCTCTAGTCAATTGGGCTGGTGCTGTTACCGATTCTTCGTATGCAGTAATTGACTCTGGCTATAAGTATACATATGATCGTTATAATGATGTTTACCGTTACGTTCCGCTAAATGGTGATATTGCTGGTCTATGTGCAAGAACTGATAGCACAAATGATCCTTGGTGGTCTCCTGCTGGTTTCAATCGTGGTCGTATCAAAAACGTTGTTCAGCTACGTTGGAATCCAAACAAAGCAGCAAGAGACGTAATTTATTCAAACCGTATTAATCCAGTCATTTCACAGCAAGGTCAAGGAACAGTTTTGTTTGGTGATAAAACTGCAACATCTAAGCCTTCGGCATTTGATCGTATTAATGTTCGCAGATTGTTTATTGTTATTGAAAAGGCTATTGCTAAAGCTGCACAAAGTTCATTGTTCGAGTTCAATGATGAATTTACAAGAGCCGAATTCAAAAATATGATTATTCCTTATCTTCGTGATGTTCAGGCTCGTAGAGGAATTACTGACTTCCTAGTGGTATGTGACGGAACAAATAATTCTGCCCAAATTATCAATTCGAATCAATTTGTTGGTGACATTTATATTAAACCAAATCGTTCAATTAACTTCATCCAATTGAACTTTGTTGCTGTAAGAACTGGCGTTGATTTCACGACAGTCGTTGGTCAGTTCTAATAAATAAAGTAACATAGGAGAAAAAAAATGGCTTTTAATATCAGTGATTTTAAAAATAAAGGTCTTACGGGTGGGGGTGCAAGACCATCCCTATTCCAAGTCACTCTTGCAACACCTTTTGCTGCCACTGCTGGTGCTTTGAGTAAATTTACGTTTACATGCAGAAGTTCGCAAATTCCTGCTGCAACCGTAGACGCTATTCCAGTGCCTTTCTTTGGCAGAACAATCAAACTTCTTGGTGATAGAACCTATAACGATTGGCCAGTTACCGTCATGAATGATGAAGATTTTCTAGTTCGTGATATGTTTGAAAACTGGTCAAATCTAATGAATTCTTTTGTAGGGAATCAAAAGCTTCTTGCAGGAAATTCATATAAAAGTTCTGATGCTCTTGTCACTCAATATGGCAAAGATGGAACAATCATCAAAAACTATAGTTTTGTTGGAATATTCCCAGTTCAAATTGATCCAATGGATTTGGACTGGGATACTACAAACCAAATCCAATCTTTTGGCGTAACTTTTGCTTATGATTATTGGGTTCCTTATGCTACCAATGGACTTGTTGCACCTATAGCTACTGGTGAACCTGGAAATGGTAGCGTTTCTTCTGCTACACCTTAATATAATGTATGGAGGGTTTTAATTAACCCTCCCTTTTTTGGAATAAAAATATATGGCATCGCTGTTTGGATTTGAGTTTAAAAGAAAAATAGAACCTGATATCGCACCATCATTTGCACCTAAAGAACAAGATGATGGTGCGGTAGTCGTTGCTGCTGGTGCTTCGTATGGGACGTATATCGATCTTGATGGCACTGTCAGAACCGAAGCGGAACTAGTTACAAAATATAGAGAAATGTCATTGCAGCCAGAGATTGATGCTGCGGTAGATGAAATTGTTAACGAAACAATGTCAATCGATGAAGATAATATCGTCAGCATCATTCTAGATAATGTTGATATTACGGATCGAGTCAAAAAAGCAATTCGTGATGAATTCCAGAACGTTTTGAATTTGCTTAATTTTCAAAACAGAGCATATGAAATTTATCGCCGCTGGTATATTGATGGTAGAATTTATTATCATGTCATTATTGATGATAAAGATGTGAAGGCAGGTATCAAAGAACTTCGTTACGTTGACCCTAGAAAAATTCGTAAGGTCCGTGAAGTATCAAAAAAGAAAGCTATGGGCGGTTCTGATGCTGGTGAAGCCATTATTCTCAAAACCCAAAATGAATACTTTATGTTCAATGACCGAGGATTTAATTACGGTAATAAAACGGTAGGACCAACAACTTCTGGACTCCGTATTGCTAAAGATTCCGTTGTTCATGTAACATCTGGTTTGACTGATACTCAAGGAACGATGGTTCTTTCTTATCTCCACAAAGCAATTAAGGCTCTTAATCAATTAAGAACACTTGAAGATGCTCTGGTAATTTATCGTCTAGCAAGAGCACCAGAACGTCGTATTTGGTATATTGATGTTGGTAATTTACCTAAAATGAAAGCGGAACAATATGTCCGTGATATCATGGTCAAACATAAAAATCGTCTAATTTATGATGGTGCTACTGGTGAAGTTCGTGACGATAGAAAATTCATGACGATGCTTGAAGACTACTGGCTACCAAGAAGAGAAGGTGGTAAAGGAACTGAGGTAACAACTCTTCCGGGTGGTCAGACATTAGGAGAAATGGATGATGTTCTTTACTTCCAGAAAAAATTACTCCAAACTTTAAATGTTCCGGTCAATCGTTTAAATTCTGATGCGCTGTTCTCATTAGGTCGTGCCACAGAAGTTACTAGAGACGAATTAAAATTTGCTCGTTTTATTTCTAGGCTTCGCGGTCGTTTTTCTGTCCTATTCACTAGTCTTTTGGAAAAGCAAGTAGTTCTTAAAGGCATCATGTCCATTGAAGATTGGCAAAATATTTCTGCTGATGTTAAATATGATTTTGCAAAAGATAATTATTTCACAGAATTAAAAGATGCTGAAATTCTTGAAAATCGAACTAATTTATTTAGTCAAATGGAACAAAGTGGATTAATTGGAAAGTATTATTCACATACATGGGCGCGTAAAAATGTTCTTCACCAGTCAGAAGATGTTATTGAAGAAATGGACGAAGAATGTGATGAAGAAGCAACTGATCCAAGATATGCTCCTCCACAAGACCCAAATCAAGATGGTGGTATAGATGACGGTGCTGGTGGTGCTGGCGTTCAACCATTAGCTTCCGATGAGGATACTGATTCTACTCCCGAAACTGATGAAAAAAATAGAAAAATAAGTAATGCACAGGCAAAAGTGAGATTACTTGGCGCAAAGAAAAATAGAACGCCACAAGAAGAAAACGAATTTCGTTCTTCTGTTTTAATTGTTGCTAAAAATAAATAAGGATAAATAAACCATGACAGATATAGAATATAGAGTTTCGGACTTAATCAATTTCAGTTCAGAACAAAAGCCTATCGATTTTGAGCAAGCATTTTCGGATATTATTACAGATAAAATTCAAAATGCATTAAATGACAAAAAGCTTGAAGTTGCCCAGAGCATGTTCGGATCAGAAGAACCAGAGGAATATTACGAAGATGGCGAAGACGCTTAAAGAAATCTTAAAAGATAAAAAGCTTGAAGGTGTAAAATCTAGCACTATTACCCCTGGTTCACTTGGTATAGACCCAGGTGTTGATTATGCTCCAAAGTCTGGAGGTGGTCGTAAATTTGTTGCCAAGCACAGCATCGAAAAACATGAAGATCGTGTTGGTAATGGGCCAGACGTTTATAACGGCGCCAAAACAAAATATTCTTTAGAAACACCAAAAATGAAAAATTTCGGTCATAAAAAAGGTGAAGATAACAAAGTTTATGGTGAGTCTGTAATGTCCTGCAACGAGACACCACAGGGAACTTCTTGCCCAATGCATGGTATGCAAAAATGTGCTAGGTATTTTTCTATGGGCAAAAAAACCCTTAAGGAAGTTCTTGGTAAATCTGCACCACCTGAAGAATGGATTGACGATTTTGTCCATTCTAATAATCCAAATTTTGCAGGAAAGTCGCCAAAAAAGCGTAGAGAAATGGCTCTTGCAGCTTATTATGCCAATCAACGTAATGAACATGTTGATGATACTGCTGATGATACTCAAGAAGAAATCGAAATGGTCCGTGCAGAACTAAAAGCCATCACAAACAAAACAGCCCACATTTTGTTATCAATGCCAAATAATTTGCATGTAGAGCCTTGGGTTCAGGCAAAGATTGCTCAGGCAAAAGAAATGATTAATAGTGTCCACGACTATATGGTATACGGTGATCACAACAAACCAGAAGAAGATGAGCAAGCCCCACGAGATGGTGGTATTTCTAGCGTTTCTATGGCACCAAATTCATATGGCGCTCCAAGTAGTCAATTTGGGGATGGGAGAATTTAATCATGACAACATATCCAGTAAACATTAATAATTTCACAATGAAGTCTACTCGTCCAGAGTCGTTTACTACGCCAACAAGAACAAAAGACGTTCTTGGTAAACTTAAAGTTTCTATGTCTCAAAACATTTATGAAGCCGACTTTGAATATGGCACTCAGCCTATGCGTTGGGAGAATTTTACTGCCAATACCGCCACATCAGGAAGTTTTGCTAACGTAGCACATTTTCCTGGTATGGGTGGCGTTCGTATGCTTGTAGGTAATAATGCAGGTGACTTAACTATTCGCCAGTCACGCCCATATCATCGTTATCAGCCCGGAAAAACTATGTTCATGGCCACTGCTATTAACTTTGGAACATCGACACCAAGCAGCACAACAGGCGCTGTATTTG